AATTCGTTATCCATTATACCTGTAAGGCTAACACCAAGTAATCTTTCTTCCTCTGTGTTATCTTTCCATACCTTACGTAGATAAGGGAACTTAGTCAAGGTAGACTGTGCTGTACCAAGTATAGTAGCAAGCATTACCTTCCTTTTCAGATCTTCAAATTTATCCGTGTCTCGTATCACAACTTCTGTTAAATTACAGAACTGATAAGGTCTAAGTATTATTTCGCTGCAAGGATTAGTACCAAACTCATAGTCAGCATTTCTTCTGCCAAATTTCTTTGCCTGTTCTTTTGCAGATATTCTATTAAATATACCACGCTCTCCTGATTTAGACTCTACAAGAGATGTCCATTCTCTCAGGAATGTTTCTCCGTCAGGTTTATCTGTGTAGCATACAGAGTTATTAGCGAGTGCCATTTGTGGTGCTGTCTCCCACCATTGCCCAGACTTAGCGTGTCGCATACGTCCATCAGATAGGTTAGACAAACTTATCATGGCAGACCTACGTACCCCACCAGACACAACAACCTCTCCAACCTTACACATTAGATTGTGACAGTCATAACTGGATAGCTTACGTCCTGCATTATCTTTAAATAAAGCTACCGTAAATCTAAATAAATCTACTAACGGTGCAGGTCCACTAGCTCTACCACCAAATATCTTTAGTCTAGAACCTGCAGGTCTTATAGCAGACGTATCCCATGTTGGAACTTCTCCCATGTATAGATGTCCTATAAGCTTACGTAGTGATTTTGCCCACCCCTCTTTGCTATCTTGTACCTTTATAACAGTATCGACATCCTCCATTTGCTCAGGTATATCTGGTAGTTTGCTTACGTACTGTCGTTCCACAGAGAAGCCAACACCTGTACCACACAATAGTATATACATAGCCTCGTCAAAAGACTTTGGGTCATCAACAGGCAGATAGCTACAGTTGTATCCTGCAGTGTTGTCTCTCTCAAGAGCAAGACCTGCTGTCATCAATGCTCTCATGGACGGCATAACTTCTAATTTAGTTATGGCATCTTTTAGTTGTGGTATAGGTAGATGTCCTTTAACCTTTACAGACATAAAATCTACATATCTGTTAACAGTTTCTTCCCATGTCTCTCTTCTTTTTTCATTTGGTAGCCATCTAGCATACCTAGAAATGGCTATAAATTTTTGGTAATCATTCATATTTTTGCTACCTTTATGTTGTTTATTTCTATATCGTCCATATCGTAGAGAAGATCTTTTACTATATCAGATATTACCTTCTCTCCCTCGCTCTTCATACTTGCAGCGTCACAAGTTACAGGTAAAAGATTGGACTCATCATCAATCTCCACCTCTGCTAATATCTTAAACTTCATTTTTCTCCTCTTTCTCTAGCCATTGTATCATCTTATCTAAATAAAATCTAGCTTTATATAGTTGCTCTAGAGGTATACCTTTCTTGTCCCATCGCCAAACATATTTAAACACATTGCCCCACCAGTTACCTACGATAGGAGCAACAACAGATCCTTCCATCATAGCTTCCATAGCGTCTATACACTCTATACGTCCTGTTGTATAGTGTGGAGGACTGTTAACTGTGTCTACTTCCATTTGTTTAGTACACCTAGTTGTATCTTCTTTTTCTTTTCTGTCAACCATTTTTTAGGTATCTCCCTGTCTGTCCACTTAAAACCATACTTGTCACACCAATCACAATAACGTGTATTAGAATTTTTGTGTATCTTGTTGTAAGCATTTTGAAATAAAAACCTGATATCTAAATCAGGATACTGCTCTTGCACTAACAAATGTTTCACTCTATCAGTTGGCTTAAACCACCCTTTTGCCTCGACAATAATACCATTGTTAAGAATAAAGTCAGGCTTATACACTCGAAACATCTGCACTGCGTACTTGATTGATAGTTTTTCATATCTAATCCTCTGATTGTTAGAACGTAATACTTTAGCTACGTCCTGTTCAAACTTACTCCTGTACTGTGTCTTGGGCATCAGCAAGGTACACATAGTTAATAAGAGGAGGAGTTGCAGATCTAGACACCATTGATGGTAGAACTTTTAGATCATCCCAACATTTCTCTCTATAAGAACAGAGGCTGCACTCTATACCTAACTTTAAGTTTCCACTAGGTTTGCCGTAGTATGTTTCTTCTACAGGCTCATAGCATCTCTCAAACGGTTCATTATTATTTATGTAGTCAATAGTTTCTTTTATCTTCTTTAACTCACTGTCTACATCTACACCGTGAGCACTAACGTATTTAAAGTTGCCATTCGCTTTGTTAACTACCCACCATCCACCAACAGGAACACCTTTTGCCTTTGCATAACCCACAAGCTGTGACACATAACCAAAGCTGTCCTTGCCTTGTAGTGTCTCAAAGTCTTTAAACTTGTTTTCGTAAGACCAAGGTGAAGAAGATTTAACGTCATCTACCTTGCCGTTTATAACAAGGTCATACGTCCCATCTATCTTATCATCCTCTATCTGTAATGTAACTTGCTCACTGTCACCAAACTTTACGTCAGACGCTCTGAGTAGTCCTTTGAATACTGCTTCTACTATATCTCCTAGTATCATATTAATTATGAAGAAAGGAGACTCTGCTAATTTGTTCTCAGGTTCATTTTTATCAAACCAAAGCTGACACTTCTTACGTCCAATGTTAGACATACGCAGCTTAAAGTCTTTTTTACCACGACCTGAGAACTGGCGACCCAGTGCATCTTTTACATCTTTGGCTACACGATTGATAGTAGCTTTGTTCATACTAGCTTTACCTAACATGACCTTCTGTAAAAAAGAATGTATCGCCAATTCTGCAGGATGGTTCATATCTACTCCTCTATCTCAACAACATTAGAAGCTATATCGTTTTCCTGATCAGACAACTCTTCAGGTCTACGGTGCTCCTCCCACTTACTCAACGTGATAGAGTTCATAGATTCTATCCACTCGACAAAGTTGTTTAGTATCTCCTGATCATCTGTGGTGATCTCTACTAACTCTCCTAGATATGGCTTTACTACAGCGTATGTAGCTCCACTAGGAATACTCTTTACTTCAGACGATAGGTGTACATTAAACTGTATAGGCAGCTTATTCTTTCTTTGTATCTGAGAAAACAAGTCAGTCATAGCCTTAAAACTGTCACGGTTTTTTATTCTCATTAAGAAAGGGAACTCCTTTACATCCACAGGTTTACCATTGGCATCCTTTGGGTTGTCAAGTGTACACAGACCAAAGATGATTTTGAACCTATCCGTATTCCTCATCAGGTCTTGTGTCTCTTGTGGCAACGAACTAAAATCCTTAACATAGCCAGACGGTCTACCACAGTTGAACCCACCGTAGTTGTCCTTCAAGTCGCCTGTCAATGCTGTTGCCATGACAGTGCGTAACATTCTACCCTCTCCACCATCAGGCTTCTGATAGAACTTGTCATATCGTTGAAACTGAAACCGTTGCATGAAAGGACGGATAGTCACTTTGTCACTGTAATAAACAGATTCATCAGGAAACACTACTGAGAAAGCTCCTGCTTTGACAATGGCAACCTCCATCATCTCACCATCAACTTCCTTTGTACCCATTACATTTTGATGAACCTGTTTAATCTCTGCTAGAGCTGAAGTGCTACGAGCAGGTACGTTTGACATACCCATAAGCTCTGCTAAATCAGCTGTAGATTTTCCAATAATCGCTAAATCATTTTGCATATATATTTTCTCCTAAATAAGAAACTGCATTATATCATTGAACGTCTTTAACGTCAAGCCAATTATCACCTATTTTTGATTCTAATAACATGGGAACATTCACATCTATATCGTAGTGATCCTCTATTATAGCTTTCAGGTTTTTATTAACTTGGTTAATTATGCCCAACACCTTCTCTACCTCTGCAGAATGTACATCTAATACTACAGAGTCATGTACGCTGTTTACTAACATACTCTTTAATCCGTCTATCTCTAGCAGCTTTTCTATCTCCAACAGCACGATAGGAACTATATCACCTGTAGCAAATCCTTGCACTGGATAGTTCTTTATCATAGTAAAGTGTGTTGGAGCACCACTAGCTCGTCTTTCCACATCAGGAAAAGCGTACTGTCTGCCTGATGGGATCTTCACTCTTCTTAAATTTATAGCCTCGTCACCTAACTTCTTGTGCCACTTAGCTATGCCTTTGTACTTGTCCATAAAGTGTGTGTAATACTCAGCCTCAGCTTTCGTTCTACCGTACCCTGTAGCTCCGTAGAGAGGGGCAAAGGTGTGTGCCTTAGCCTCTTGTCTAGAAGTAGGTTGACCTGCCTCAGAGATGATCTTTGCCGTGTAGGAGTGTACATCAAATCCAGTTGACACCTCCTTCATAGCAACAGGATCTTGTGACAACAAAGCTGCAACTCTAAATTCTAGCTGTGCAAAATCAGCTTCTAATATCTTTCCGTTTTCCCAACGAGAGACAAACACTTTCTTAACAGGAAACGTACCACCTCTAGGCATATTCTGCATGTTAGGATCTGCTCCACTAAATCTACCAGTGGCTGTCCTGTGCTGAAGAAGTTTAACGTGTAGTAAATCATCCTCTTTGGTATGTGTAGCTATGCCCTCGACAAACGCAGATAAATAACTGGATACAGCACTCTGTCTTTTCAGGTCTGTCAGGAATGATTCTGCATCCTTCATACCTTTTGACTTGGCTATGTTTATTAGATTCTCAAGATTTCCCTTGCTTGTAGAGAATCCGTTGGCACTTACCCAGTCTTTTGACGGAGGGAAGAAGCCTAAACCTGCCATCTCTCTTAGTTTAGTCAGTCTGTATCCTCTCGTATCGCAGTCAACACAGCGACTTGGCTTGGCAAATGGTGTACCATCCTTCTTTATCTTGCGTATTTTACCCTCACCATTGCACGTTTTACATATACTTGCCTTAGTTTTCACCATCATAGAACTATTTTTCTTGACAGCAGCTTTGAAATCCTCTTTGTTATCCACAGAATCAAAAGCAACTGCCCACTCTCGCTTGTTGTGTAATATTCTGGAGTATATAACCTGACTAATTTGCTCAGGAGAGTTGAGATTTATTGGTGTATCACCCATTAATTTCTTGACAAATGTATTTAATCTGTTTTCTATGTCCAAAAGCTCGTCTTCAAAGTCTTTTCTAACCTGAGCAAGGGCATCTTTGTCTACTGCAAAGCCATTCATATACATTCTTGCTAGTGTTTTGCACACTTTGTTGTTTATATCACGTACATTTACTAAAGATTGGGACTCAGGCTTGGCATATTCGTCCATTAACTTCCAATAAAGCTCTCGTGTTACCCTGAGATCCTGCTTTAGATACTCTGATAGCTCGTCAAGAGGTATATCATCTGTCTGAAACCCTCTGGTAAAGTAATTTTTTAGTGTATCTGACTTCTTCATGTCCAAATTGTGCCGTATTGCACAGTTTTCTAGGCTTACAGACCCCTTCTGACCACGTTGTAGTATGTAATCACCTAACATTGTGTCAAAAATCTCGCCATCATACTTAAAACCGCATGCCCAAAGCCACTGAAGGTCATATTGTAG